AGCTTATAAGTAAAAGTCCTCTGTGTATTTTGTGGTATGAAACCTCCTCCAGCAAGAGTGCGGTAGTAAGCATATCTACCAAGACAAGTGCGAAAAGATGCAACCGAATCTTCAGTCCCACAAAATGTCCCGATTAGTGGAGTCTCATTACCACCAAACTTCTTCGCACTTTCTAGTCCATCACCAAGCATTCCAGAGTGTGGACTGAAACTCTGGATGCCATTTCATTGGGACCGAGGAGGAACAGGTAAATCCGCCAAAAGCCACATTGGTTGCACACCTAAGAAGAAGAAAGTGTTGTAGTCTTCCCCGATGGCACTATAATGGGCCCAAGAAGAATAGATTTCTTGAGCACCCGCGTTATCAGGATTGATGGCAAAAGTCGAAAATTCTCCACCTAAAGTACTCGAATCCACATCTTGAAATGGGAACGCGAACCTCGTTGTAGAGTACCAAGGTATTTCAACATCGAGAACGCCACCAGATTGTCTATTTGTCATCTGTTCCCCAGACCAAGATTTATCATCCACAGTAACTTTATCTTGGAGGTTTTCGAAAGTAAGAGGATCATTTTCAATTATCGGATTAAGAGACCAACCGACGTTTGGATATCTGCCAACACGAGGTTGGGCTATTTTCCCATCGTCAGCCGTCCTAAGAAATTTGTGTCTAGTCGATCCTCTCCATCCCGCATAGTTCTCAGTGACATAGGACAACATAGTCTGTGGCCAACCGCCACCATCAACCGTTCCTCTGCCTTGCCAGTAACCACTAAAACCATACTTAATAGTACTAATCGAATTGGGAGGAAGTGTTGAATTAATGAAAAGCGAAGACACTTGATTATACCTCTTCAAACAACATCGAAAACTTTTAATGTCTTCACCACACAACACTTGGCTTAAATGATCGACTTCTCGTCCTCCAACTCTGTTCATTTTTGCATCACTATATGGTGCATCAGCAACTGTAGGTGTATTCTCATCAGACTGCACCTCACCAGACTGAGCCACAAAACTAGTGGTGTTAATGTGAGTTGAATTCGGGCCCCAAGCGCTCATCTTTTCTGAATAAGAATGACAGAGTATCGAAACAGGCGCGGTATTGTCACCAGAACTAACGAGGTCGTTCAAGACATAAACTGTAAGGATTCCATTAGACACACCGTCACTATGCAACCCTCTAGTAGTATAGGGCACAGAGGTTATTACATCAACGATGGGTGATGGAACTCTCAAAGCT